TTTCAAGAAGATTAAATACCATATCGTTGATAGTTATAATAGTGCTCGCACTTATCCTATAAAAAATCGACGAGTCTTAACAGATATGGAAGCGGTTAATGGATTTGGTAGCATGAAACAGATTGATATGTCAACGAGTTCAGGTTACCCCTATTGTAAACGGAGCAACAACGGTAAGAATCATTGGTTCTATCGTGAGTTGCAACCAAATGGTAGTAGTTTATTCACAATGAAGCAATATTTGTCTGATCAAGTTGAGGATCGTATTCTCAAAGCTTCGAAGGGTATTATTAAGGAGACATATTTTGTTGACACATTAAAGGATGAGACACGCCCTATCGAGAAAGTCGAACAAGGGAAAACACGTGTCTTTCAGATTGGACCGCTTGATTTAACGGTTACCATGCGAAAATACTTTGGCTCCTTTATTGACTTCATTCATAGTTCGTTTTTGACTAACGAGATGGCGATTGGAGTTAACCCGAACTCGGTCGAATGGGGTATTAAGCGAAAACGCCTAACACGATTTGGAAATAAAGGTTGGGATGGCGATTTTGCTAACTATGATGCCAGTATTTGGTGTCAGATTGTTGATATGTGCGCTGAGATTATTAATGGATGGTATGAAGCAGACGAAACTGATAGTCTGATTCGTCATGTTCTAATGCGTACATTAGTTTTCTCGTACCATATTTTAGATGATATCGTTTTTCTACTTTTCGGTGGTAATCCATCTGGCAATGTATTAACGACAATTCTTAATGGTATGGTGTTTCAAATCTTGATACGTTTATTTTATATAGAGAACATTGATAAAAATCTCACCAATTATGATAAGAATTTAGCTGTTTGGAATTATGGTGATGATAATATGGTTCTCTTTCGTCATGGTTTGAAATATACAATGGAAGACGCACGAAAATTTTTTGCGCGTTATGGTATGACTTATACGCCTGCAGATAAGAGTGCTATCGAAGATGTTATGATTGATTTCGATGATATGACATTCTTGAAGCGTAAATGGGTCATGGTTGAAGGTGAGATTATGGCACCCATCGAGAGACAGGTTATTTTGGAAATCCCGCGGTGGAGTGAAGGAGATATCACAAATATGGATAATCAACTCCAACGATATAATGCTGCATTACTCGAGATTTCAAACTATGGTCGTAGGGAGTTCTATTCAATGCGATCAGAGTTTACACGCCAGATTCAAATATTAAATGAACTTGGCTATGCCATCTCGTGTAAGAAATTGTTTTCTTATGAGCACTGTTACAATATTAAACGCGAATCATCCTTAAGCGTCGATGAACTTGATTTAGCCGGTGATACTGCACCAGCTGGACATGCATCGGCGTTTGGTGAGAGTGATCAACTTAAACGATCCAGCCATGACACTGGGTTTGACACTCCCAATGATCATTACTCCGCAGTCGCAAATACAAGTATTTTACGAAATTTCTCAGCTCAAATGGCTGAAACAAATAAAGACCAAGCTGCAGAAGCAATGGTAACAGTCGAAAAATCGACAATTATTTATGATTCTGCTCAAGAGTTAGCTACGGTTGACTTTCGTCCCGGTTTTCCGACACATATGATATATCCGAAACCATCATTGGATTATTTGATTGGCCGTCCATTTTTATGGCGAACGTTACAGTGGAATACCAATATGACAGTGGGTTATTCGCTCACTAATAATAATGGCATAAATTTTCCATGGTGTGTGCAAGAGATTTCTGAAATTCAACAACTGTTAAAATTTCATAATTACTATAGACCCACGTGTCGTGTTTTGATTAAGGTCAACGGGACAGCTATGCATTTTGGGAAAATCGTTGCTTATTATGGTTGGCCTGATCCAGCTATGCAGTTTACAAGTCGTCCGATGAGCGA